CTAACCCTGTTTCTCAGTTACAAGAGCTTACTAATAAATCAATTATTGAGTTGTTTTCTGTTGAACTAATAGGTGATCTTCATTATACAAAATCTGCAAAAACAGCCACTTATAGTCAGTCAGGCACAACAATTACTATCTCATTAACTGCTCATGGATTTTCTACTGGTTTAATACTTAGTCTTGATTTCACATCTGGAAATGGTATTGATGGGATTTTTACAATACAAACAGTTGCCACAGATACTTTTACAGTTACAGGAACAACCTCACAGTCTACAAGTGGAAATGTATCTTTTAATGTAAATGCAACACTAACTGATGCCACAGTTTTTCTTTTTCACGCTGGTAACAATATGAAAGATAGTGGAGATATTGTTTGGCAATCTAATACTTATGCAAGAATGCCATGCAGAGCAGAGGGATTTAAATATTCTGGAAAAGGTACGTTGCCTAGACCAACTCTTACTTTTTCAAATTTACTTGGAACAATAACAACTATAATTTTGCGTGTTAATAACACTACAGCTTTTATTGATTTACAGCGAGCCAAAGTTACCCGTAGACGCACTTTAAGTAGATTTCTTGATGCAACAAACTTTCCATCTAATGTAAATCCATACGGAACACCTGACGCATCAGCAGAATTACCAAGAGAAGTGTATTTTATAGATAAAAAAACATTAGAAAATAGAAATATTGTAGAATTTGAAATGGTAAGCAGTTTTGATCTGGCTGGTGTTGGTGCACCAAAAAAACTTGTAACTAGAGATGACTTTCCAGGGGTCGGAACTTTTGTTAATTTTTAAATATGACTTGGAAAGAATCTTTTAAAAAATATGCACAAAATCAAATACCTAATGAGGCTTGCGGTTTGCTTGCAATCATAAATGGAAAAGAAACCTTTTGGCCTTGTAAAAATTTAGCAGAGGGAAAGCATGAATTTTTTATGCTTGATCCAGATGATTGGGCAGAGTGTGAAGATACAGGAGAAATTATCGGGGTTATACATAGTCATCCAGTGGGTGCTGCAATAGCTTCAGAAGCTGATAAAGCATCTTGCGAGCATATTGGCTTCCCATATTATATTTACAGTATTAATCAAGATCATTGGATATGTTTAGAACCTACAGGTTGGAAAGCTCCTTCACTTATTGGTAGAAAATTTATTTGGGGTAAATATGATTGCTGGTCTATTGTTACAGATTGGTTAAAAGAAAATAAAAATATAAATATTAAATATTGGCCTAGACCAAAAACATTGATGGATTTTGCTAATAATCCATATTTTGAAAAAGTACTTACAGAATCAAATTTTATAAAACAAGAAAATAATAACAAATTTAAAGAAGGTGATGTATTGCTTTTTAAAGGTTTAAAAGGTAAAGCTAGTCATGTTGCTGTTTATATCGGTGATAGTATGATATTAAATCATAATTTTAAAGCTTTAAGCTGTAGACAACCACTTAGTCTAAGCTATCAAAAGGCATTACAAGGAGTCTATAGATATGCAGCTTAGAAAAATTAAAGTATATGGAAATCTAAGAAAATTTTTAGGAAAATCAACATTTGAAGCTGCTGTAAATTCACCTCAACAAGCATATAGTTTTTTGAGAGCAAATTTTGCTGGTCTTGAAAAACACATGAATAATCAAATATATCAAGTAAAAATGGGAGGTCGTGTTATAACACAAGACTTTGTGTCCTCAACTGGTCAAGGTGATATTCAAATTATTCCAGTTGCAGTGGGATCAGATTTTGTTTTTAATTTTTTTGAAGATGCTTTTAATTTTGTTGCTAATAATATTGTTCCTATAGTGACTACTTTTATAACAGGTGGTCTAAATCAATTAGTAACGTTAACACTTATAACTCTTGCCACTGATTTATTAACACCTGATCAGCCTACACAGAATACTTCTTCTGTTGGTGATACTGATCCAGCTATTAGGGGATCATATAATTTTAATGGTATTCAAAACGTATCGAACAGTGGTGTCCCAGTTCCAATCATATATGGACTTGTTTTTAGTGGTTCAATTATAATAAGTTCGGGAACTGATTCGACCCAAGTAGTTAAAAGCATAACCTGATGCCTAGATTAGTTGATGACCAATTATTTGGAACAGATAGAAAGGTTGTTGACCCTGACCTAATAGATGGTGGATTAAGAAGTAAGCAGTTTGCGACAGTAGTTGATCTGTTGGGTTATGGAGAAATAGATTCTATCTTTGATGTTGGGGGGTCTGGAACAGATACTTTTCAAAAAAATATTTTTCTTGATGGCACACCTTTAAAAAATGCTAATGGCGATAGTAATTTTCAAGATGTAGAAGTTTTTTTTAAAAATGGTGCATCAGATCAAACCGCAATCCAAGAAATTAATGCAATTGAAAATACAATACCAGTTTCTGCACCTGTTACAAATTCTGCATCTGTTACAAGATCAATAACAAACACATCTGTTGACAAAATTAGAGTAAGTGTTCAATTTCCAGCACTACAAGAGTTCAAAACAGATGGAGATATTGTTGGAACTGAGGTCAAAATTTCCATAAGAATTACAGAAAATGATGGTACAGTATCAAATCCTGTAGTTGAAAATGCAACTAATGGAAAAGCAACAAGCCCTTTTGTAAAAGATTTTGAAATCAAGTTTGAAAGAACTATGAGCTTTCCAATAGATGTAACTGTAATTAGAAATACGGCTGACAGTACAGAATCAAGATTACAAAATGCTACTAACTTTTTATCTCTTACAGAAATAATTACAGATTCTAGTGCGTATCAAGGTTTTGCTTATGTTGCTTTAAGGTTTAACGCACAAGAATTTCAAAGCTATCCAAAGCGAATGTATAGAATCAAAGGAACAAAAATTAAAGTTCCTCATGATACAACTATTGATAGTAATAATGGCAGAGTTATTTACCCAGCAGACTATACATTTAATGGAACATTTAAAACAAACAAAGAGTGGTGTTCTGATCCAGCTTGGATTTTATATGACATCTTGACCACAGACAAAGGCTTTGGTGGTACAGATGGTGTTATTGATGAAAATACATTAGATGTTTTTAGTTTTTATTCTGCTAGCGCATACAACAGCGAACTAATAACCGATCCAATAACAGGAACAACAGAGCCAAGATTTAGCTGCAACATTATTATTCAAAGAAAACAAGATGCATTTACTCTTATAAACGATCTTTGTTCTGTTATGAGAGCGATGCCTTTTTACAGTGTAGGTTCTCTTACCCTATCTCAGGATAGACCCACTAACACCACAACAAATACATCTGACCCTCAATATATATTTACAAATGCCAATGTCAGTGAACAAGGTTTTACATATACAGGTGTAGGTCAAAAAACAAAATTTACAGAGGTTGAGGTTTCATATTTTGATAATGATACGCAGACTTTGAATTTTGAATATGTAAGTGCAGATGAAATAACTGCTTTATCAGGTTATACGACAAAATTTGGAAAAATTAGAAAAACTCTTAAATCTTTTGCTTGTACATCAAGAGGTCAAGCTAATCGACTTGCTAGATGGTTTTTGTACACAAATTTAAAAGAATCGGAGCTTTGTTCTTTCAAAACAACTCTTGAAGCTGGTGTAGTTGTAAGACCTTCAATGATTATAGGTATTGCAGATAGTTTGAGAGCTGGTGTTCGCAGAGGTGGTCGTATTAAATCTGTAACTAATACAACAACTATTGTTGTTGATGATGCAAATAATACCGATCTAACAGATGAAAATTCTGCAACTCTTTCTGTTATCATGCCTGATGGTTCAACGGAAAGTCGTAGCATTTCATCAATTTCTGGAACAACAATTACTGTATCTTCTGCGTTTTCTACATCACCACAGGCAAACTCTATCTGGGCAATAGAAAATACTACAGTTGAGTTTCAGACATATAGGGTGCTGGGAGTAGAGGAGACAAATCATTGTGAATATAATATTTCAGCTATTATTCACGATACAAATAAATATTCTCAAGTTGAAGATACAACAGTTGCAGCAAACCCAAGAACCATAACAACTTTATTAGATGAAGTGCCATCACCAAGTAACGGGTCAGCAGTAGAGCAAATTGTTGCTTTAAACAACAGAGCAGTTTCAAAAATATTTGTTTCGTGGGAACCAGTTAAGGGTGTTAAAGAATATTTACTTGAATTTCAATATGAAAACGATAATCCAGAAAGACAAAGAATTTCAAGGCCGAGTTTTGAATTGTTTGAATCAAGACTTGGTTCTTATGTTTTTAAAGTGAAATCTTATAACGCATTAGGCAAGTTAAGTGCCACAACAACAACTATAGAAAT